GTTTAGTCAAGGCGGCTAAAGCGTTTGACGAGTCTAGAGGAATATCTTTTCATACTTACCTACACACATCACTAGTAAATGCAACACGCACATTAATTACTAAAGCACAAAAGCAACCACAAACTAGAAGTATTGAGTTTAAATTTAATGACTCTGAAATTATACCTACTGAAATAGCTAATGCATTAACTGATACTAAAAACAATTATGAAGAAACAGATATAAATATTTTAATAGACACAGTTAATTTATTAGACAAGGAAAAGTATTTTATTAGATTGAAACTAGAAGGTATGACAATGGAGGAGATAACAGAAGACCTGGGAGAAAACGCATACAAAATAAGACACTCAATTAGACAAAAAATTGAAGATATATTTATAGAACAACTGGAGAAAAGCGATGCCTAGAAGAAAACGTATGAAGGGTGGGTTCATTAGAAAGAAAAAAGAACAAGCACCTAGAATAGAAGAATTAGTTTTTAGTGTAGTAGCGTCTAATCAAAATATGGACAATGCGTGGATAGAAGGAATGTTCCCAACTTTTGAAGAAGCTAAAGAAATGGTTGACAACTTTATCCAAAAAGATATTGACTTATACGTCTATTCCAAAGATAATAGAGTTTTATACACCAAAAAAGGAGTAGTTGGTGGCGAGTTATGAGTATATTGAATCTGCTCTAATACTAAACTTAGATACTAAAGAAAAAATAAGGGACTTCAAATATAGTGCAAAAGATTTTGCCAAACATGGGGACGCATATAATTTCCTAAATGATTACTTTGACAAGTATGGGAAATTTCCAAGTAAAGAAGATTTATGTGATAATTACCCAACATTAGATAGTTCCGCTTATAGTTCTAATTTTGATTATTCTTTAGAAGAATTTAAACAACACGTATTAGAAAGAACTATTTTAAGTAGTATCAGAGAAAAAGTTGGAAGAGATGGTTCAAGGGTTAAAGATAACCCTAAAAAAGTTTTATCTGATTTGATGGTAAAACTTACAGATATTGACGTTGACTTTGATGAAGATGTTGAAGCGTATGACGATGGCAACTTATCAAGGCTTGACGATTATAAAGAGCGTACTAGAATAAGGGAAATGGGCGAAGGTCTTATGGGTGTAAGAACTAGCTTTAGTTCTATCAATACTCAAGGTGTCGGATGGATGCCAGGAGACTTGGTAGCTGCTTTCGCCAGACCCACAATAGGTAAGACTTGGTTGTGTGTTCATTCTGCTGCAACGGCCGTTGTGCAGGGTAAAAGAACACTTTTAGTTTCTTCGGAAATGCCAATCAAGGCTATAAATATGAGGATGGACGTAGTTCTCGGTCGAATGTTGAACTACAATTTTTCTCATAGAAACTTAAGATATGGTGAACCTATAAATGAGGTAGAGTATCAAAGATTCCTTGAAGAATCTAATACTAAGAGTTTATTGGTATGTGACCATATTGCTGGTGAAATGGGAATTTCACTAAATGCTATTGCAGGTCTAATCAGAAAACACAATCCGGAGTTTGTGGTCATTGATGGTGTTTATTTGATTTCAGTTTCTCAAGGTTCTAAGCAAGCGTGGGAACAAAGCCACATGTTGTTTTATGGGTTAAAAAATTTAGCCACATCAACAAACACACCTATACTAGTTTCAACGCAAGCTAATAGAGATGCTTCTAGTATGTATAGGCCCCCTAAAGCCAATGAAGTGGCTTTTGGGGATGCCTTAATAAGAGCTTCTGACGTAGCTATATCTATGTGTAAAGTTAAGGATGCTGAGGATAAGAGGTTGGTTCAATTCCAAAAGTATCGTGATGGTTACTTGCACAAAGATTTAACTGCAATGCAATGGGATATAAATTATGGGGATATAAAAGAATTAGAAGATTACCCTGTAGAAATACCCAATGATATGGAAGGATTTACAAACAATCAGAATTTTTAATGGAGGATAATATGGGAATTTTGTCTTGGATTACAGGTGAAAATAAAGATACTGTAGTAACAACCCTTAAGAGTAAGGGTCCAAATAGACCTATGACACCAGTTACAATTGGTGATATTGAAAAAAGACGTTTTACAGATGAAAACGGCTTTGTAAATAAAATAGTTATATTTGCATCAAAAATATCGAAAGATAGATAATGGTAGATTGGCATTCAATATTAGTCAAATATGGAGTTGATGTCTCTTATGAGGATGAGTTAATGATTGCTTGTCCTTTTCATTTAGACAATCGTGCTTCTTGTGCAATAAATTTGGACAAGGGTGTATGGATTTGCTTTGCAGGGTGTGGTCAAGGCAGCTTAAAAACATTCATTCAAAAGATATCAAACAAATCTTGGGATGAAATAAATAAAGAAGTAGATACATTTAAGAGTTACGATTTAGACTTAGACTTATATGAGGATGTTTTAAATTTACAAGAAGAACGTGTAAATGTTCCACCACCAGACATTTTGTATAACGTACCTAATGACCATTGGATTTATGAGCGAGGTTTTTCTAAAGAAATAATTAGTCTTTGGGAATGCAAGGTGAATAAATATCAAGACTTTATTATACCAGTAAAAGATATGGATAATATTGATATAGGTTGGATTACTAGACGTAAAGCCGCTATACCAAAATATTTATATTCAAAGGGTTTTAGGAAGTCACAATGTTTGTTTGGTGCTAATCACATAAAAGAAGCCGATACTTTGTATGTAGTAGAAGGTTCTTTAGATTGTATGTGGTTACAACAAAATGGATACCCAGCAATAGGTATACTTGGAGCTGTAATATCTAGAGTACAGATTGATTTGATATCGAAATACAACCCATCTGAGGTGGTGTTGTGCTTGGATAATGATGAAGCTGGTTTCAAAGGTATTGATAAAGCAATTGTTGACATGGAGAATAGATTTTTGGTAACATATTTAGACATGCCAAAAAATTATAAAGATGTTCAAGAAATTAGAGATGTGGATATTTTACATGAGGTAATGAATAGTAAAACAATATTTTAACGAGGAGTTATAATGCAAGGAATAAGAAGTATACAACAAGGCTTAGATGAGCAACAACAAAGAATAGATAATCCTAGACCTCAAAGTAGGGAAGTATTCCCAAAAGATGGGGACCAGGTGTTTATTTCTTCTTTAGCTACAGGTCACGATGATGACAACAAGTTAGCACAAATACAACTATACACATTTAGAGGTCCAAATGGTTGGACTAACCTAATGAAGCACAAAGATGTAGACGAAAGTGGATTACCAGAAGAAGCACGACTTCAAAGGAAATTTGCTTTTTGGGCGTATGTACATGAAATTACTCATGCGTTCAACCCAAACAATTTAGATTGGGAAGTTATTGAAGGTGCAATGGGTAGAAAAGTATTCAAAGAGACTATAAACGACTTTAAGTTGATATCTTTAGGTTTTGGAAGAGGAAACTATCTATGGAACCAACTTACAGATGTTTATGGTGAGTGGGGTTCTTTAGATAAAGGAGTTATTAGAATCAAAAGAAGTGGTCAAGAATTGGCAACTACTTACCAAATAACTGGTACAACAAGAAGTGACGGAATACCTAAAGCCAAAATGGATGAAGTAAAAGATTTACCAGGAGTTGAAGAGTATTACCTAGATAGATATGGTAAGATGCCAGAGCAATCTGAACTCAACATAAATGCTGGTGAAGATGGAAAACAATTCTAGGATTGGTGTAGATAAATATTTCCTACAAATGGCTAGTTTGGTAGGAGAACGTTCTACATGTAGAAGACGTAAGGTGGGATGTGTGTTGGTGGACTCTAGTAATCATGTTGTAGCGACTGGTTACAATGGAGTCCCAACGCACTTTGAACATTGTATAGATAGTCCTTGTGAAGGAGCTTCATATTCTAGTGGAGAAGGCTTAGAGAAATGTCTTGCAGTTCACGCAGAGCAAAATGCTTTTTTACAGTTAAGGTCAAACGATACCTTGACCGCATATCTCACAGTTTCCCCTTGTATAACGTGTGCTAAAATGTTTGCTAATAGTCGAGTAAATCGTATAGTAGCAACCCATGAATACGCACAATCACTAGCTATAAATATATTAGAACAAGCTAAGATAAAGATTGACGTTATAGATGACGATAGTAACACAAGAGAATTTTGATGAAGAAATAACAACACTACTAAATAATTTGGTAGACGATTCAAGCGTAATAATTGATATAGAATCTAATGGGACAGAACTATTTTCAAACCAACAACTTTGTGGTGTAGGAATTGGAATCCCCACTAAAGAAAACTTCCTTCAATATTACCCCTTTAGACATAAACATACTCAAGGTGAAAACCTGGATAACGACCAACTACTAACCTTAATTAGTATATTGAGTAATAACGCCACAACATTTATAGGACATAACCTAAAGTTTGATTTACATTTTATGGAAGCCGATGGTTTGGTTGTTGACGATAAAAAAATGATAGACACCATTGTTATGTTAAGAATGATTGAGCACTCTGATGAAAAACAATTGGGACTTACCAAAGCTATACTTAGGCATTTTGGTGAACAACACGCTAGTTATGACATAGAGACTAAAAAAGAGCTTCGTTCTAAAAAATGGAATAAAGACTTTTCATTAGCACCTGCAGATTGGTTGGGTGAGTATTGCAAAAAAGATGTATATTACACAGGAAAGTTATATAGAAAGTGCAAGTCGTATGTGTTAGAGTGGCGGCTAGAAAAAATATTCAACCTTCAAACAGAATTAACTAAGGTATTATATAAAATGGAGCGTAGGGGAATACCAATAGATAGCACTTATGCCAAAGACACAGACAAATTATTAGAAGATAGGTTAGAGGTTGTAAAAGAAGAAATACTAAGAATCTCAGGAAAGACAGAAGAAGAGTTTAATATATCAAGTCCTCAACAAATAGGTGAGGTTTTTAATAATATGGTTCCTCCAATACATTCTCCAGTTAAGACACCTAAAGGTGAGGAGTCTTGGGGGGAAGCAGCTTTAGTAAATACTAATCATAGAATGGCAGGCCTGCTTAGGCAATACAGAACTTTAGCTAAACTAAAATCTACGTACATAAAGCCTTATCTAGATAAAGATATAGAGCATACTCAGTTTCAAAATTGGGGTGCTGCTACAGGTAGACTATCTAGTGCTAACCCTAACCTACAAAACATTCCTAGAAACCACTTTAAACTAGAAGAAAAACAACTCTCACAAGAAGAGATAGAGCAAACTAGAGAAAAAATAGCTTCCTTGATAGGCCCAAAGGGTATCTCAATGAATGAGCGTTTATCTGATGATGTAGTTTCAACCTGGTCTTTTGTGGGTGACGAGTCTTACGATGAGGAAAATGAAGAAGAGGTCTCAATCCGTAGATTATTTGTACCACGTCAAGGATACTATTTGGTTGGTTTCGACTATTCTCAAATGGAAGTTAGAGTTTTTCTATCATATTTTAGGTATTTATATGACGAAAAGGGAAATAATGTAGGAATAAATGACGAAATCGACAATATTATAAATAAAAGTGATGTTGATTTTCATAGTGAGGCCGCTAAGTTGGCGTTCAAAGTTGATGAAAAGCATGAACGTTTCAAAGAATACAGGCAAGCTGCTAAAGCAATAACCTTTGGAACTATATATGGAATAGGAAATAAAAAGTTAGCACAACAAATAAACACCACTCCACAAGAAGCAGGAGCGTATAAGAAGAGTTACTTTGAAGGTATGAAGGGTGCGAAGCAATTTATTGAAGACGTGTCTAAAAAGATATTTCATACATCATCTAGAAAAGTAGGTGGTGATGGTCGTACAGGGTTTGTAAGAAACAAGTATGGTAGAGTCTATCAATTGAATCGTGATTTTGCTTATAAGGGTGTAAATTATTTGGTTCAAGGTACTAGTGCAGATTTATTGTCAGAGAGAATGGTAGAGGTAGATAAATATTTAGATGACAAGAAAAGCAATCTACTATTACAAGTACACGATGAGATAATATGTGAAATACATGAATCAGAGTTTGAAGATGTGCCGCATAAGATAAAAGAACTTCTTATGAATAACTCTTTAGATATACCCTTAGAAGTTGATATGGAGCTATTAAACCCTTCCTGGGCAACTAAGACAGACCTGCAAGTTCCAACAAAACAAGTAGAAGATGATTGGATTGATTGGGATAGTGTCCCGGAAAATAATATATAATAAAAACTATGAAATACAATGAACTCGACATTTTACAAGAAGTAAGAAAATATATAGGTAAAACCTATGGTGAGCATTATAGCGAAGGTGATGTCCAAACATTAGACTTTATAGAATCATGTGGTGATGCAAAAGCTTTTTGCAGAAGCAATATTTTAAAGTATGCTTCACGATATGATAGAAAAGGAACGCCAAGAAAAGATTTGTTAAAAATAATACATTATGCAGTTCTACTATTGCATTTTTATGATAAGGAGAAAAGATGAGTGAAGTTGAAAAAATACTAACAGAGTTTAAAGAAGCACTATTATTAGAATTTAGGGAGTTGTTTAGGCAAGAGGTTGAAAAATTTATGTCTAACATGAAATCAATTGAAGAAACAAAAAAGGTCTATGGTATGACAAAGAACTTCTCGTTTCCATTAGACGAAAGCAATAGATTTGGTGGATACCATAAGACCGAATTATCTCTTCCTGAGATTGACCCTAATTTTCCTATAGAACAACAATTAGATGATGCACTTGCAAATCATGTGAAAGCTACATCTGATTACTTAAACACAGAGCTAAACAGACAAATTATGGAAATAAAAGGTTTAGATAAAGAAGAATGAATTACGAAGGTCCAAACACTTTTTCAATTTTAGAAGCACTATTAGTAGAAAAAGAACTAGTAGATGAAAAGAGGGGACTTGAAAAAAGAAGTATAGATTGGTGGGATATGTTATCTAAAGACTCTATTTTTAGAATAGACGATGCAGTTAACCTAAGAGAAAATCCAAAACTATTTATTGAATTAATAAAATCCGCAGCTATAAGTTTAGCGTGGGCAGAAGACATATATAAAGGACGAGATGAAAAAAGAAGCGAAAGAATTAATAGAGAGTCTTAAAAAAACCATGAAACTAGATGTAATGTCTGGTGATTCAGAAGAGGTGGCATACGATAGGATTCCATTTGACATACCTAACTTAGATAAGATGTTAGGGGGAGGGGTTCCTAAGAAAAGGTTTACTCTAATAAAAGGAAACTCTAATGCAGGGAAATCCTTTTTAGCATCTCAAGTAGTTGCTAAGGTGCAACAAAGTGGAGGTTTAGCCGCTTGGATAGACTCAGAGTTATCTTGGGACGCTGCATGGATGGAGAAATGTGGTGTTGATACATCGTCTGTATTGTTAGTACAACCTTATACAGGGGAAGAAGCTATGAAGGGCGTATTTAGTTTTTTAGAAGCCGGTGTTGATGTTGTGGTTTTAGATAGTATAGCAGGGTTAATTCCTTCAGATGTTGCTGAGAAGGTTCAAGAAGGGG